AGTTCCTGCGACACCGCCTGCGGTGGTTGTCGTATCGCCAAGCATTGGCAACGAGCCAACCACACCTGCTGTGACGCTGGTTGCTGATGGCACGCTGTCTCCCTCAGTAAATGACTCGCTGAAGGAGAAAGCATCGCCAGCAGTGGTGATGGCGTAATCAGCAGCGGTGTAGCCAACGGCGCTTCCGCTGGTCAGGCTGCCAAGACCCCCAGCGGTGTTGAGGGTGACGTTGTTGCCGCTAACCGAGTAGCTCGAACCGATCCGGCTTGCGGCACTTGCTGCAGCGTCCACAGTCAGCGACACCGAGGACTGGATGCGGTGCGTCAGATCTGCGTGTGCAGGACTCGCGTTGCCAATCACAATGGCGGCTGCCAGAAGGAGCTTTTTCACTGTTGTTTCTCCTGAGATTTAGCGGTGACTGTGCCGTTATTTTCGTCCTTCTTTTTCTGGCCGTTGCCTTTACCAACAGAAACGCCGAATGAGGCCATCGTGCCAGTCAACAGGGAGGCCGGGAAAGTCGGATCCATGGCCTTCACATGCCCCAAGTAATTAAGGCTGAGCATGAAGATGGACCAGGACAACACCGCCAAGCGAACGAAGTCGGCTAATGGCGTGTGGTCCTTGTCGTGATCGTGTTCAGATGAGGCTGCCATGATGAAACGAGTGCTTGGGTGGCTCCTGTGATTGAGATTCTGGCTGCCATTGCGGGGGCCTCTGTAACGGTAGCCGCAATGGGCGCTTCGGCTAACAGTAAGAGGTCTACAGAGAGTCGCGACGCTGTAATCCGCCTAACCGCATCCGTGGATAGCGTTGCAACTCGCCTCGACGTACTCCACACCGACATGCGCAGTAGAGATGCGGAAGTATTCAGCCGCTTACGCGAACTTGAAGCAGCAGTGGCCCGTATAGAAGGTTCCAGAAAGCAGCACTAAGCTTTTTGCAGTTACTGCCTATCCATGGACGACATCCTCACCAGCCCGATCACCTGGGCCGTAGTTGCACTGATCAGCGAGCTGATCGGCGCATCGAATCTCAAGCAAAACGGAGTAGTCGCCCTACTTCTCGACACAGTTAAGTCGCTTAAGCCAAAAAACATGAAATAGTTACTAGTGTTGAGTATCTTTCTGGTTATGACGCTGCGATTAACCGATTTCTTCAATCGCTACACCGCAGCACCACACCAGATCGCAGCGATCAACAAGCTTCAGGAGGACATGCCTCAGGAGCTACTGGCCCGCAACTCAGCATGGTTTGAGATCTGGAAAGCAGGTGGGCGAGTGGAGTGGCTGCCCACCCCGTACTTCCATCAGCTCGATCTGCCAAATGGCTACCGCAAGTGCTTCACTGCGGCAGCAGCAATGATTGCAGCAGATCAGGCCCGCATACTCAACCCACATGACTACGACAAAATACGGTCCAAGTACGGCGATACAACTGAGATTCACGCGCATATTTCTGCTCTCTGGGAATTGGGACTGACTGCGGAATACGTCGACAACGGAACCCCAGGTCTACTCGAAGCTGAGATTGACGCAGGACGTCCAGTCGCAGTCGGCTGGCTACATCACGGAGACCTGGCTAAGGGTGAACGTCCTAGAGGATATGGCCACTGGAGCGTGATTGTCGGCTACACGGACCAATTCTTCATTGCCCACGACCCAATGGGCACACCCGACTTCATTCACGGCGGCCACAAGGATCAGGTCGAAGCGAAATACGTGCTCTACCCGCGGCGTCAATGGCTTAAGCGCTGGGAAGTTGAAGGCCCCGGCACCGGCTGGGCAATTCGTGTTAAAGGCGGCTGGTCCGACTCACTCAAGGATGATGACCAGCGATATATCGAGTAATGTGCTCCCAGACATAAAAAGCATGTGATTATTCCCGACCATGAGATCCAGCGCCTTTGCCAGCAGGAGCGCATGGTCGTCCCATACGAGCTTGAACTACTGAATCCGGCCTCGCTGGACCTGCGGATCGGCGAGAACATCATGGTCGAGGTCGAGCACACCTCGGAACTGCAGATTCAGTCAATTGCGCACTGCACCAAAAACGCCCCATACCTGATGGCGCCCGGCGAGTTCCTACTCACCGAGACGCTGGAAGTGTTCAACATGCCAGCCGATATCTGCGGCATGTTCTGCCTGAAGTCATCCCGCGCCAGGGAGGGCTACGAGCACAGTCACGCCGGCTACGCGGACTGCGGTTGGAACGGAAGCAAGCTGACCCTTGAGCTCAAAAACAACAAGCGGTTTCACAACCTGCCGCTATACCCCGGCATGAAGATCGGGCAGATGGTGTTCCTGTTAATGGTCACCAATCCCGACCTGGATTATGGAGAAATTGGGCATTACAACGGCCAACCGCGAGTGATGCCAAGCTGGGAAGAGTGTCTTTAGCTACCCTGAGCCGAAGCGGAGAGCTTCTCCCATGCAGCGGTACTTAATCGAAGTAACGGGGAAGTTTTACTTCGAGACCGCGCAGGACCCTGAGAACATCCCAGGCGACATCTACGCCTGCATCTCAGAGTGCTTTAAAACCGATGACGACATCATCGACATCGAAATAGCCACCTACGAGCTTCCTAAAGATGGAGCATCAGATTGATGGCATCTATCTCGTCACCAAAAAAGCGAGTAAGCAACGTTTCCGTGCCTCAATCTTCTCCGCTTGGGATCACACCTGCGCCTACTGCGGCGATCACGCCACAACAATCGATCACGTAAAGGCCAAGGCCAAGGGTGGTGCGACAACCGTGCGCAACTGCGTGCCAGCCTGCCTGCGCTGCAACGCAGCCAAATCCCACTCGTCCGTGTGGCTGTGGTGGATAAAGCAGCCCTTCTGGGACTTTTTCCGTGCTCACAAGCTGCTGTGCTGGATCAGCCGAAGCGAGCAGCCTTCATATGCTCTATGTAGATCTGAGCCTGCCACAGATCATTGGCGTACCGGCCGATAGAGCAGTTGGGCATACAGGCCCGATACCGAACTTCGCCGATGGGCTCGGTGCTCATCTCGATGTAGTAGCCATCCCCGCAATCAAATGCGTCCTCAGGAATGACGTACTCAGTGGTTGGCCCAGAAGGCTGAGCAGCTTTTTGCGAAGACTCCTCCACTGGAACGCCCCTCCGGGAAACCTAAACCGCATTGTGCCGCAACAAATTCCCAGTGGATGCAGTGCTGGCATCTGGGCTTGTTGTTTGTGATGGCCCGAGCGTCGGCGTAAAGCTGTTCAGCCTCAATCACCGCTTGCTCAAGCTCGGTACAGCTGAGGGGTAAATCCAGCTTTCCCGTATGACTCTTAATGCGGACACGCCAGCCCTTAGGTCCCTCGTACAGAACCATCCTGCCGGCGTGATACCGCAGCGAAGCCACTAAGCCTTAGCCATTAGCCGCAGCTTAGTTGTCAAGTCTTCAACTGCACCGTCATTAAATACAGCGCAATCAAATCTATCGAAATCGTTCAATCCGCCCTCACTGGAGTGCTCAAACGACCTGGGAATACCCGGTCTTTCGACATACCAGAGCGCACCACCCAGATTCTTAATGAGTCGAGCCTCATTTTTGAAGCGGCAGTCGTCAACAACTACTTTGTCGTAGTGCTTGATCCGCTCGGACCAGCAACGCAACCAAATATCGGGGTGGATGCATGACCGGCCCCATTCCGTTCCAAGTGTCCGAAGCATGTGCCGAACACTGACCTCAGTCGATGGAACGACAACCTGCTTGTGCTTGTAGACGAGATCCTCAGCTCCGGCCTGGTCGTATCCCAGGGCTTTGAGCATCGGAATCAGCATCTCCTTGAGGGTCTGGGCGAACGGCACGATCGTGTAACCGCGCTCGTCCTGGAGCCACTTAGCAACAGTGGATTTGCCCGAACCCGCAGCCGGGCTGTAGAGGCCGATCAGTTTCTTCACGATTGGCCCGCCATCTGAGCTGAGATGAAGGAAGCCCGCATAATCTGCGCGGTGTCCTCCTTGAATCGATCCCAAAGGTCGGTGTACGTGCCACGTTCACCAGGTTCGGCGCTGTCGCGCTCGTACAGCTCGTACAGGTAGTCAAGAAAGGCGGCTTTGCCGTTCTCGACTTGCCATGGCTTCAGCTCGCTCAAGAGCTGTTGCGCGTCCAGTGACTGGGTCACCCCAATAAACGATTCGCCCATCAAAGAACCAAGGCCGGTAGAAGGTTTCGATGCCATAAAACAAGGGATGAGCGCCGTAGGAGCCTACCCCTGTGTTTGGGTGATAGAGACTCACTTCTCAGCATCGGGCGCATGGTAGATACGCTCCAACTTCATGGAGTCGGGCTCAACATCGTCTGAAACATGTATCTGCTTGCCATAGCCAGCAGGATCCGATTCGTCACTAAGCACCCAGGTCACAGTGGATCCATGCTCCTTGATGCAGACCAGGCCAATCCGGGGTGACTTCATAAGCCAGCGCACGATTGCGGCTTCAACCGGATTCAGGAAGGGGTGAGCTCGCATCAAACTGCCTCCGTGACCATCGCCGGGCAGTCGACCGCAAATCTCGTACCACCCTCAGGCAACCCTAGGCAGCACCGGTGACTCCAATGACCGCAGCCTGCGCATGGTCCGCCGCCTTCAAGTGGCTCGTACTTACGCATACGAACCTCGGCGCGCATCTCCTCCCTACCGGCGGGAGTTTTGCGATAACACTCCGCGCAAATCACGGGATTGCGAGTGTCCCTTCCGCAGGACGGGCAAACTCTGGTGTTGATTCGGCTCGTAGAGCGAGCACTCACTGGCGAACGATCCACCAGATTCAGGGAACTGCATCGAACAGGAGCCATCGATCCAATAAGAACAAGAGGTGCAGGACTTGCGGGACTCGCTAATAGGCGGATTAAGGACCTGCGAGATCGCGGTATTAAGGCGGAGTAGAAGGTCGTACTCCTTCATCTGTGTAGCTGTTATCTCGTACTTTGTCTCGGCGTAGTTGCAGTTGGAGCAACGGCGCCTGAATCTGAGTGTCGGATCTTGGCTACGCCGACGCGATTCCGTCACGTAGAACTTTTTCTGATTGCACTTAGGGCAATGGCGCAGACTTTCGTCAGGTCTACCGCGTCCGTTCATGGCGCCAACCTCGCCTTACCCAGCCGCTTATCGACGTAATAACCAAGGATCTGCGGTGCCCAGTCCTCAAGGTGAGGAAGCATCAAATCGCAGAGCGTCTGAATCTCAGGCTGTGCATCAGCCTTGGCACGAAGATCGAGGAAGTGGAGCGCGCTTCGCAGGTTGAAGCTGACCACAAAGTTTTGCCGGAAGTCAAAGGGCAGCATTCCGCGAATGTGCTCCTCGGCGAATCCAGCCTTAAGACGAATGGCGTACTGACGAATCGACTCAGTGGCCGCGACCTTGTCCCGGTTGAGGTCGTCCACTGAGTACCGGTACTTTTTGCCTTCGCGATCCCTGTAATAACCAGGTTCGCGGAAGTAGATCACCGATTCCACCGGAGCAAGGCGGTCCAGGACCTTAAGCATCCGCTGGCCCGTGTACCGCATCGACTGCACGTCGAAGCTGACGCCGACGCGGTGCGTCCGAGCCTGCTGCATCACGGAATGCGGGAACCCAGCGACACCAAAGGTGATGGCGGGATGCTCAAGCGGGCCATAGTGACCACGCTCCCCAACCAGAAGGCGCTTGACGCAGATCTGGCCAGCCCGAGTTTCTGCCGGTGGCTCGTCGTCCCCGACATAACCCTCGTAGTAGTCCTGGTGCATCGCAGCCCAAACCAGGGTCTGCGGGTTCGGGGTCCTAGATAGAACCTCAACCCTCAAATAAGAGTCCGACATCAAACAACCTCGACGTTGGACATGGGCCAGCGCGCCTTCGCGTACTTCAACGCACGAGTCTTGGACTCAGCCTGCAGCTCAACAAACATGGGACTCGCACCAACTTGGGAAACGCGAACCCTGAACTTCCTGGTTTTTGCCCCTGGAACGGCTCTGCTTATGCCGTCACCATGCTGGGATTTAGCTTCCGCATCATCATCCCAAGTAGTGTTCAATGCAAAATTCGACACAAATAAAAGATAATTGAGCAATGGGCGTTCCTATAGTAACTCAAATGCGAGGAGTGCTATGGCCTGGTTTAACCGGGATCTAACACCCGAGAGGGAACTCTCAATCGAGCTAGCTGCTCGCGGAATGGGGGAGCGCGAAGCGTATCTCTTCAAGACTCTGATGTCTTACCAAGAGATGCTCCAGCAAGCAGTCCACGAGATCATGAGGCTGGAGTTTCTTGTTGAAGATCTTCAAGAGCAAGTTCAATCGCTTCTTCCTGAAGCTCCCGAAACAGACGCTCCCCAATCTCGTCAATGAGTAGCTGCTGGAATTTTTCCTCGGCTAACGCGGTTACGAGCTTGTTGTCAGGCTCGGGTGCAGCCTTGCGGATCTCAACGATTTCCCTTTTCTGGGGAATCTTGAGCAGCTGCATCGCATTGGTACGAAAAGCGTTGCAGATCCCCATCTTTTTGCGGATCTTGTGAACCCAGTCAGGGTCAACAGGCTGGCCCGTGTGGATCTCTTTCTGCAGAGCATCCGACAGAGCGTTCTCCATCGAGCGAGCTGCCATGACCAGCTCACCGTTGAACCGGTAAAGGTCAGAACTGGTCAGCTTGTTCAACTCGTCCATCGCAACGACGCGGTTAAGCGACTTGCTGTGGAACGTCAGTGCTGCGGGCTTTGTATCCATAAGTACATAAAACGATAAGCCCCAGTTTGTACTGGGGCTTACATTCTACATCATCAAATGAGACTCACTTTGAGGGCTTTTCAAGGCAGACCACAAAGCATCCAGGCCGAGTTGCATCACGACGCACCGAGTACTTGACTTTGTCACTGGCGCGACTCATCACTCCAACAACCTGCGAAATAGTAGTGGGCCGGTAGCCCTTGCCAGTCTCCTCGTCCCAGTAGGGCACATAAATCGCGTCGCCAGGCTTCATTGCCAACACTTCCTCGCGAAGAGGAGTGGTCTTGCACACACGACCAGTGCGGACCTTGACCTCTGACATGGAGACTCGCTCAAACGAAGACATAACTACCAGAACAGGAACGAACCTTACAAATAGCGTACACTGCACAAGCATTAATTGTGCAATCCGGTGAGTAAGGAAGAAGCTAAAAAAGACCCTGCTCCACCTGATCAAAGACTTGTGCAGTTCATGCATAAGGGGGGAATGAGCGGAAAATCGATCTCCCGCGCACTCCGCATCCCTTACACGCGAGTGCTGCGCTGGATTAAGGAAGAGTCACCTTCACAATCCGCTTCGTAAAGTCAACAGCTGCAAGCGGGTTGGCACGCTTCAACAGCCAAACGCCAACCCCCGTCAATCTGTTGTGCTCCCCACTTACCGGTTGTGGCTCCAGGTGCTCAACAATCCACTTAGGCGGGCGCACCACCCAAAGAGGACGCTTAGATCCCAAACGGATGAGGTTTAGTCCGAGGCTCTGTAACACGGTTCAGACTCCGAGATAAGGAAAGCTTGGTTGGAAAAACGGTAAAAAGGGCCAGCGCTAAGGATTGCTCTGGCCTCCTGTTCGCTGTTGGCACGGATGACTTCGTACAACCCGATAGACGGGATCGAGAAGACAAACCTGCGCATCAGCTGACCTGGGTAATCTTGATAATCGTGGCATCCAAGAAGGAGTCACGTACCAGTATTGCGGCGTGATAGTCGTCCTCTGCCATGATCCGCAGCGACTTGATCAAAGTGCTGTGGTCACGGCGATAGGTGACCTCAAAAGTGCCATAGCCACGGCGATAGCCGCTGTAAGCGTTCACGAGAACTGGGTAAGGAAGATGGTTACGACAAGTAACCCGAGTAACCAAGTAGCGCCGAGCAGAACAACAAGTTGGTTCTGAGTCACAGCACTACTTACGTTTTCGCCGAAGGTTGGCTTGGCGCTCGATCCAAGTGGAACGGAGCTCTGCGTCCTGCTTGGCAGCTTGGTTGTACGTGGCACTAGAGACTGAAAGCTCTAGAGCTTCATACAGCTGATCCCGTAAAAAAGCACTGGTTTTTAACCCTTCTTTTTCTGCCAGGGCATCAAAGAGAGCGGCTCTGTGGGGATCAAGCAGAACTTGAAACCGGCGCTTATGGCCGTGCAAAGAATTGGCGGTCATAAGGGCAAAGGTAACGTTTGGAATGTACTACCAGCTAATACTGGGGTCAAGGTGTTTGCGCCACGCAGATCGCTGTGATTTGCGACTAATGCGTCTCTGCTTTGTACAGCCCTTGCGGACGTCTTTAGCAAAGGCGAGGAATTCAGCAGCGCGCTGAAGATCTGCTGTCGTTGCTGTGCGCATTTCATCTTGCAACCAAGCCACCATGATTTGGCGACCAGTTCGCGCCATAGATTGCGCCAGCCGTGCAACTTAATAAAGATTAAGTAACGGTGCATCACTTTGCCTCGGACCAGGTCTTGCCCCAGGCAGCCTCGGCCAGCGCAGGGATTTCGCCTAACCACTTGGACTCGGCGTACTCCATTTCTTTGCTGAGCAGCGCAGCCCACTGCTCCTCAAGGCCCTCACGCACCAGCAGCACAACTTCGTCATGGACGACAGCAGCTAAGCGGACTTGCGACTCTCCGGTTTTACGGAGGTGCTGCCACAAACGATGGAGCGCGTACTTGAGGATCGCCGCACCAGCTCCCTGAATTGGGGTATTACAGCGTGTCGTTAGCCGGTTCATGTCCCCAAGCAAGAATCGGCGCATATCCGTTTTAGGTATGCGAATTTCAGCAAATCTTTCGTGCTCGGTCATGTTGGCGAGGTTTGCGTTTTTCCTCTGCCACTCATGAATCCCTTGGTACGTGCTGTGGAAGGTGTCGCGAATCTGCTCCGCTTCTTCCACCGTCATGGTGATCCCCATCGCACCTGCGTAATCGCGTAGTCCCTTGGCACCTGACCCATAGAGCAGACCAAAGTTTGCGGATTTAGCTACCTGGCGCCTGGCCTTCATCTCGGCTTCGTCGTCAGTCGGCTCTGGGTAAATGGCGTTCGCAGTAATGGTGTGGAGGTCTTCATTCCTTTGGAACGCGCTGATCATGAGAGCGTCCTGGGATTCAGCGGCGGCGAGACGGAGCTCCATCTGGCCGAAGTCAGCCACCACAAAGCTCCAGCCCTCAGGCGCTTCGGCGGCCTGACGGAAACCCTTATCCCGCGGGACCTGCTGCAAATTCGGCTCCCGGCAAGACATCCTTCCGGTGTCAGCCCCGAGCTGCAGATAGCTGGCACGGATGAAGCCATCGTCGTCCTGGTGGTCAAGCAGCGCCACAACCATCTGCCGACGCTTCTCAGCTTTCTTCCAGGCCAGGTAGAGCTGAATGACCTTGTGGTCCGCCGCATAGGAGCGAAGAGCTTGCCGGGATGCGCTGGGCTTACCCGTCTTGTCCTTGGGCTCCTCACCAAGCAAGACGCCCAGCTTGTAGACCAGCTGCTTTGGTGAGTTGAGATTGAAGCCGGCCAGCTTCTTGGTGCCGAGCCTGACGTGGCCCGTCGCCTTGGCACGCAGGTTGAACGTGCCATCCTCATCGCGCGGCAGCTTCTCTTCTTCGGGCATGGCAGCATCGAGCTCTTGGACGAACTCGGCACCAAGGCGCTCGATCTCGCCCTCGTAGTGCTGTTGCAGCTGCTCTAACTTGGCCCGGTTGAAGGGCAAGCCAGTTCGCTGCATGTGGGCAATCGCCTCCAACGCCCGACATTCCAGACCCCAGGCCATGTACAGGCGCCGGGCCATCAGAAGATCGGTGACCTTCTGAGCCAGGTGCAGCAGGATGCGGACGTCGTTAGCGGCGTAGGTCTTCTGGGACTCGGTGAGATCCGGTTTTGACCAGTCAGAAGCCTGCTCCTCCTTGCTGACCTCAATGTTCAGGTAGCGCTTGCAGGCTGGAGCCAGACCATTGCGCACGTTGGGGATGCCGTTCTCTAGCAACCGTGACGCAAGCATTGTGCAAAACACGACTCCCTCGGGATAGATGTCGTGCTGCTGAAGCCAGCCCAGATCAAAGGTGGCGTTGTGGGCGTACCAGTGGCGCTTCTCCTTGGCCTGGAAGAACTCCTGGATCTGAGTCCAGTCCTCAGGCTCCAAATCCCACATGTCAATAACGACAACGGGCTTAGCTGGCGCGGCCAGCTGCAACAGGCGCAAGCCGCCGGTCTTGGGTTTGAGAGCCGTTGTCTCTGTGTCGAAGGCGATGACCTCGGAGTCCTCAAGCCAGTGAAGGAACTCGATGCCATGGAGCGTCTCAGGCGACGCGGACCAGTCAGGTGCAGACATAAGCGATAAGGCTGTGGTGATTGTACTACAAATTAAGGCAACAGCTGGCCGCGGTGTCCACGAGTCTTGGTTGTGGAGCCGGGCGGCAGGGCATCCCTAAGCCAACCCGAGGGCGGTTCAGGGATGGCACGTTCCAGGTCGGCGAAGAAGCGCGCAAGGCGCTCCTCCTCCGTCGGTGGGGTGAACTTCTTGCGTTCCATCAGTCCCACTCCGCGAGCACCTGGTCAATGCAGTCCCGCTTCTGCTGGTCGCTGAAGGTCGGTTCGTCCTCGCGCGCGCCTGCGCGTATAGAGCGTTCCAATGTCCCCTTTCCATCAGATCCCTGTTCCTGCAAGGGATTTAAAAAGGGACACTCTGAATCTGAAGACAAGTTGTCCCTTTTTGTCCCCTCCGTTTCAGCAGGGCTATCACCGGCTTGAACGTCACCAGGAGTAAAAGGGACAACTTGGCCTGTCCCCTTTTGTGTCCCTTTTTCAGATCCCGTACCACCACTGGGATCTGCCCCTAAAGGGACATTTTCTACACACTCTCCCCGCAGGCGCGAGGAAAGAACCGCCCTATACAAAAACTGAGGCTTCTTACCTTGAGTTTCTTGAGTCGCACCCACGATCTCCACCAGGCCCTTCTTCTTCCAGCGTTGGAGCGCCTTTTTGACGGCTTCGTTGTTGCCGCCGCAGGTGGGGTCTGCTTGGAGCTGCTTCAGGGTTTTGGGCTCCCTAGCCAGGCGGAGGCGCTGAAGCACCCTGTCGCTGATTCCAGAGGGCGCTGCGTTGGTTGGATCGACCTCGGGGGTCCAGTCCTGAATCGAGTAGCTCAGGTCGGCCTGCTGCTTCATCAGCAGCTGCGTGCCGCCGCGACCACTACGGGACTTCTCGAAGGTCAGGATCCGCGCAGCTTGGCCCGTCTGCTCAACCTGCTTTTCGGTCGGTTTTTTCAGCGAGATCACCTCGTCGACGGCATCGCGAATCGCCGATGTGCCTCTGAAGTTGCCGTTTTTGTTGGCGTGGTGGATGACGATGATCGTCGTGGCCGGGAAGGCGTCCCCGTTGTTGCGGGTCAGCCAGTACAGCGGGGTGGCGAAGTCGCTCTTGTTCTCGTCGAAGGCCTTACCGCCGCTGCAGCCAATCAACGAGTCGATGATCACGAGCTTGGGCTGGTACTTCTCGATCTGGCGGATGAAGAATGCGTAACGCTGGATCTGGAAGTCGCTGCGGATCGTCACGTTGGTTCCCCGCGGGAAATCAACCTCCTCCAACTGCTCCTGGACCTGGATGAGCGGCTGGTCGCCATTAAGGATCAGAACGCCACCCTTCTCGACCGGCACCTCTTGGCCACGGATCTTGAATGGTGCGCCCGTAGCGATGTGCTTAGCCAGGGTCCAGGCGGCCATCGACTTGCCGTCACCGCCCGAGCCGTACATCAGCACCACCGATGGCGTGGCCAGCAGATCGGGGATCAGGTAGTCCCGCTTGAAGTCGGTGTCGAGGAGGCTGTCGATCGTGATGGCATCGGTCTTCTTCTCGTAAGCGAGTTGGTCGACCAGGATCCGCTCGATCTTTTCGGCATCGCGATGGCCCGACTCAACGGCCAGCCGATGCATCTCGTAGTTCAGCTCGGCGGGGTTGTCGAGCTCGATGATTGCCTTGGCCCGTTCAAGGAGCTCCTCGAAGGGCATGGCAACCTGCTGGATGCGCTGAACCTGCGCCTTCTCGATCTGGTCAAGCGTCTTCCGGCTGGAGTCTTGAAATCGCTCCCTGTTGGGGTCGTAGCCGTCTGCAAGGCGGATCAAGCTGCCCAGACCGGCGTTACCCGGCCGTCCAGCCTTCTCAAGGATCAGAGGCCATTTATCGGCGCATGGGTTGCCGTGCTTCCAGTCCTCCTCGTAGTCGGAGTCCTCGGCAGACCACGCAGACCACAGAGTCAGGCCAAGGTCGTTCGGCAGGTCCTCGGCGATCATTGCGCCGACAATCCACCAGTCGTCTTCGTTCCCCCGGCCGCATTGAGGCAGGACGGTCAGGCAGTCACGGACAATCTCAGCAATCTCATCCTGGGTTCTGCCGGAAAAGTCGAGGCCTTTTCGGTTCTTGACAAGGCCGCTAGTCTGGGACGGCGTGTCCTGTACGTAGCGAGCACGCATCTCAGCCAAGAGCCACTCAGGAGCCTGAGGGATCTGGTTGAGATCACCAGAAGCAAGCTTGTAAGTACCTGCAGGTGCTTTGCCGTCGGAGGAACCGGGGTAAGTACCAGCGATTACGCCTTGCTTTCCCCAAAGCACCTCATAGCCCTCACCCGTATGGGAGAGGCCAAAACCCTTGACCTGAGCTCTCTGATCCTCAGGAACACGGAAGACATATTTGGCAGCATTCTTCTTCGTACTAATAATCTTGGGTGCGTCTTGCAGTGAGTCGCCCCACTTTTTCGACAGAGTTGCGAGGTTTGCGTCTACATCAAGAATGACGAGACCTTGAGAGCGGATTCCGGTAAATAATCCAACCGCAACGAACTCTTCTGGGACTCGCTCTAAGAAAAGTGCGACATCACCCGGCGACATGTGCCGCCTAAAGGAATCCTCGTGAGGGTTCTTGCCCTTACTGACGATCCGGTTCTTTCCGTAGACAACGCCCTTCGCATAAATAGGCGTATAGGCGGGACCAACAGGGAGCGAATTAACGAACCCAATGAGTTTTTTGTTGGGACTCATGCGATACTCAGTAAGTGAAACGGCATACGCCCTGTTTGGTGTAAAAACCAGGCGGGGCGTTTTTCACACTACGCATCTCGTCAAGGGGTTGACACACCACATAAAGTGTTTGGGCAACCAGGCAACGCCACCTACAGCGGCATCGCCACCACGCAACCCCCATGGCACTCCTTTCCAAATCAGCCAAAGCTGCAGTCAGCGGCGGCACTGGCGGTTACCTCAACCCCAGCAAGATCGTCTCCGGCACGAGCGTTCGTTTCGCTTTGTTAAGCGAAGAGCCGGTCGAGGGCTACGAGCTGTGGGCTGACGGTCCTGAGAAGGCCAAGTCCTTCCGCTGGGATCACGAGCCCACCCCCGCAGAGATTGACGCAACTCTCGGCGAATACACCCGCCGGATGAATCGCGAGGGCACCGGCTTTGAGCCGATGAAGTTCTTCATCGCTCTGCCCGTGTACAACTACGAGACCGAGCGCGTCGAAGTGATGCAGCTCAACCAGAAGGGCCTGATCCGCGAGCTTGACTCCATCTCCCAGTCCGACGACTGGAACGTGCTGGAGTGCGACTTCACCCTCGGCAAAACCGGCGCCGGCCTTACCACCGAGTACAAGCTCCTCCCCGCTAACCGCAAGAAGGGCATGGACGAAGTGCTGGCCGACGCATGGGCCGAAACCCAAGCAGCGGGCTTCGACCTGACCCAAGTGATCGCCGGCGGCAGCCCCTTCCGCCCCGAAGCTTGACCCCAAGCCCTGGTCCGTATAGGTTCCTCCAGCTCCCCTAATTAGGGGTAAGCTCCTGGAGGAGAAGACCCCCGACCGCGCCAACCGGTTGGGGGTTTTCCCATAAATGGGCCTTGACGGACTCTGACCGGTTCTGACGGGATCTGACCGCTTCACCTACCTCTTATGACCAACCTGATCAGCCGCTCTTGGAACGGCACCCCCATCCAACGGCGCACGACCGACGGCTACGTCAGCGCCACGGCCATGTGCAAGGCCAACGGTAAGCAGTTCAACGACTACTTCCGCACAGACCGTGCAAGCGAGTATTTGGAGGCGCTTTCGGCGGAAACGGGAATCTCCGTTTCCAACTTGTGTCTCACCACGAAAGGCGGTGCTCACCAGGGAACCTGGGTCCACCCCCAAGTCTCCGTCGACCTGGCCCGCTGGATCAGCGCACCCTTCGCCGTCTGGATGGACGGCTGGTTCCTAGAGGAGCTCAGCGGCCGAGTGTCCCAAGTGCGGGAAGTTCAGCCCCAGCTGCCTGACGTCCTCACCACCGTCCAGCGCAGCCTCGATCTACTGGAACGTCTCGGCGGCGTTGACGATCGCGCCCAGCTTCTGCTGAAGGACATCGTCCTCAATCACGCTGCCCGCACCGCAGGCGGCGACCTTTTGCTCCCCGGCACCCGAATGCTCGCCTTACAGGAAGCGTTCAGCGAAATCGGTGGCGCGACCCCCCATGAAGCATCCAATCTCGCCACGAAATGGGGCAAGGACGTCAAGAAGCTGTACAAGGAAGAAAACGGCCGCCCACCAAAAACCCACAAACAGCTCGTCAACGGCCGCAGTTGCGATGTTTGCGACTACGAATTCGACTGGATTTCTAAACTTAAAAATGATCTAGTCGGGCTTGTACAGCAATTTCGAGCCGAACTCACACGCTAGGCTGTCTAAATAATTACAGCGAGACTTATGGCGGCGTTTGAATTCAATCCAAAACTCAACACCGCTTTCCAAAACAAGCTGACGCGCGACGACGAAACAGATCCCAACGGCCGCATCTACCGCAACGCCGACGGCGAAATTTTCCACAGCGTGACCCGTATCCTCGGGGCTACATCCAAGTCGAAGGACGCCCTTGAGGCCTGGAAAAAGCGCCTCGGCGAAGAGCTTGCAGCAGTGGAACGTGACACTGCAGCCGAGCGCGGCACCCGCACCCACAACTCCGCGGAATACGTCCTCCGCACCGCTAAGCGGATGGCAGAACAAACAAGCGAAAAGAAGCGCACGACCTACATCAACCGCGAAGGATTGCACAGCGTCCCCGCCCAACTCACCAAGTGGGCCATCAAGCAAGCACTACCGTCCGCACCCAAGGTCGGCATCAGCGCTAGCGGTTACCGCCGCTCCCTCCTGCAGTGGATCGAAGAGAACGTCACAGCCATCCACGGCATCGAGTTTTCTATCCACCACCCCGCAGGTTTTGCTGGCACGGCTGACTTTCTGGGCTACGTCAAGGGCAATGGCCCCTTCATCTGCGACTGGAAGACCTCAGCCAATAAGCGCTCGGAGGAGATGCTCACCGACTACACGGACCAGCTCGGCGCTTATTCCTTAGGCCTAAAACATGTTGCCAACGTCCAAGCCAAAGGCGCCGTAATCGTCGTGGCGCGTCGAGCAGGCCCCGCCCAAGTAAGGGAACTGAGCGAACTGGAATTACGCGGCGCCGAAGTCCGTTACCTGGAACGCTGCCACGAGTACTTCGACCAACTCCACCAGGCCCTCAAGGACTCGCAGACATCCGGTTAATCCGACCTACTTAGGCTAGGGACTCGGACAGACACGGTTTAGGGGGATGCCTGGATGCAGAGCATCAAATGGGACGTTGAGGATCTAATCGGCAAGCTCAACATCGTCCAGAAGACCCAGATCCCTTATGCGGGTGCGCAGGCGATGAAGCGCTTCGCATATCTCTTCAGCAGGGAGCAAGTACCCAAGGAGATGCAGGATGTGTTCAGAGCACCTGTGCCTCTAACACTGAAGTCCGTTAAGTACAAGGCCGACGGGTTAACAGCGACCTTCACTGTCAAACAAAAAGTCCCCAAGGGCAACGCCCCCGGTAAGTACCTCTACCCGGTTTCAAGCGAAGACGCATCTGGCCGCAAACCTATATATGACACCCGCTTCACCAACGGCCTACGCAAGAAAGGCATCGTCGGTGATGGCTACTGGCCCGTGCCGTTTCTTAGTGGTCGCGGTGTCAGCATTACAAACGGCAGGATGCGCCCTGGCCAATACGGAGACGTTCTGCGTGGCCTCGATCGCAAAGAACCCGGCAAGGGAGGTTACCGATACATCTCCATCCCTGACAACCGCTCAAGGAGACCTGCCAGTGGCGGTCTGTCGGACGGCATCTATCGCATCAAGGGCCGCAACGACGTCCAGATGCTGTTTACCTATGCCCGCACACAGCCAACGGTTCCGACAATCTTTGACCTGCGCCAGTACGCACTCGATTACGGCAACGAGGTGCTGCCCAGCCTGCTGAGTAAAGCTTTGGAACGAGCCATGCGCAGTTAGTGCAACCTGCCTAGCGTGTACCCGAGGGACAGGAGGGTGGCCGGCGCAACCACCCTTTTTCTTCACCTCAAAATTTGTAGTACAATCCTGCCGTGCCTGACCGCACCCCCTTACCTCTTATCTCAATGGCCTCAATCGAAGCCCTGCGCACCCAGATCCGCCGAGCCGACGCTGCTTACCGCAACGGCGAGCCGATCCTGACCGACAGCGAGTACGACGGCCTCGAAGCCGAGCTTCGCGCCCTGGCCCCTTACGCCCCTGAGCTCCGCCATCCCGGTGGCGGCACTGCCCTACTCAGCCTCGACAACTGCGCTCTTGAGGACTGGTACGAGGCCATCACGATCCAACCGGCGGTCGTTGTACAGCCCAAGATCGACGGCATCGCCGTAGCCATCCGCTACAAGTCCGGCCTGATCACCGACGCCTGGACCCGCAGCGGTAAGTGCATCCTCGACCTAATTAAGCAGGTCAGCGCCATCCCCAACGTGATCAACGAGGGCGGCGACATCGAGATCCACGGCGAGCTCTATGGCACGGACCCCGGCAAGTCCCAGACCGACGCTGCCCAGGCTGCCCGCGCCAACGCCATCGGCAACCGCAAGCTGACCTTCGCCGCCTACAAGCTGCACGGCGCAGGTGGCACGGAATCGACCAGCCTCGACCGCATCAGCCGCCTCGGCATCAACGTCGTCGACTCGCTGCTCTGCACCAAGCCCAAGGAAGTGCTGCAGGTTTACAACGACTGGCTCGACGGCCGCCGCTTCGCCTCTTACCCCTGCGACGGTGTGGTTGCGAAGGTCCACGACCACAAGCTGCAAGCCTCCCTCGGCTCCACCAGCCGCGCCCCTTTGTGGGCACTGGCCCTCAAGCGCTAAGTCCCGCCACTCTTTTGGCCCGATGCCTAAGCACCGCCTTTACACCGTCACGATGACGACGGAGTGCCTTTGCTACGCCGAGAGCCCCGAGGAAGCCGAGGAACTCGCGGTCGACCAATACCTCAACGATGGCCCGGAGTGGACCACCCGCGCCCTCCTCAGCCGCACCGAATCCGCCACCCCCAACCATGACGCCCGCTACAACACCTTGGGCTGGTACGACCACAGCGCGGTCTACACCTCAGCCGACTGCTCCGACAGCCTGACCGTCGTCCAGGCCGTCGCACTGGACCGCGAGGCCTCAGAGCAGAGCCAATCCTTACCGCCCTGCGGCACGCGCTTCGTGGCTAAGTGCTACTCCCAAAGTGGCGCGCCCCTAGAGGTGACGATCGACGCGCTCAACGTCTTCGACGCCGTGCAAATCGCCGTGAAGTACCCCGGCGTCAGGAATGTTGCGTCGGTGCAGAGCGCTGCACTTCAAGCTGCATCTCCTCAGCCCTAAGTATTTCCTGCTTGAGCTCGGTGAGCTTCTTGCGCAGCACATCAGCGTGTTGCTGGTCCGCGTAATCCCCAAAGCGAAAGTAACGATCTGTGTGCGCGTCAATTAGACGCTGCAGGTTCTGAATTTCTGGAGTCAAAGCCTTTCTGAGGCGAGATTGCCAGGAGTAATCCACTGCATCACGGGAACGCGACCAGCAGCAGGCTAGTCACCGCAACCAAAGACGCATTAGTCTCACGCCTTAGCGCAACACACCCCTTGACCCCCTGCGATCAAGGATGTAGTATTTCCTCAACGGCGAGGCACTGCCCGCCGCCGACCTTTTACTTATCGCTTTCGTCATGCCTAAAGGCGTTTACCCCCGTCGTCGCGTCGGCCGTCCTGCAAAGGCCGCTAAGCCGGCAGCTCCCGCCAAACCCGTTATCCCCGATGGCATGTCCCGCTGGGACTACATCGATACAGACACCGAGGTCACCCGACTCAATGCCGAGCGCAAAGAGCTTCACACCAAGCGCGACGACCTCAGAAGCGAGGTCACCAAAGCTCTGCGCAAGCTGCAGACCTACGAGAACGCAATCAACGTCCTCGCCGACAAGGTCAGCTCCTTTCAGTGCTCTGATGAGTTTGAGGACAAAGCGGTCCACAACATCACTGGCCACTACGCCGAATGCTGGGCCAGCGGTTTCAGCGACGTCATGGACGAGCTCCGCACCCTGAGCCTTAAGTGCTCAAAAGATGCTTGCGCCAAGAGCGAAGAGGCCGACGAACTGGAACGCAAGGCTGACGCCAACTGGGAAGTCACCAAAACACTTCGCACTAAGCGCGGAGAAGAATGGGACAATGCCAAAGCCGAGCTCGAAAAGCAGGAGGCTAATTAGTGGATAGCTTCCCTGTTGAATGTCTGTGCGACAAAAATAAGGTCCAGGACTGGAATCTGTTTAGACGATGGCAAAGCGGCGTGACGCCCAGTTCCCCCGATCGTGGAAAGAGCTTCTCAAGTCCCCGTGGCTTGAGCGGCTCGTCTACGAAGAGGCCAGGCCGGAGGATCCCCCCGGCAAAGCCTGGTACGCCTACATCAAAGAGGAGTGGCTGAGCTCCAAGTTCGACCGCTTCTCCAACCCCTACCAGCACAAAGACGCCCACTACGTGTACGGCGTCAGCACCATCGCCCTACTCCAATGCTTGCGCGACGTTTACTGGGACTACATCGAGGACAAGGACGGCGACGCGGAGAGACGCCGCAAGCGCTCGTTTACCTCAACAACGGAATCTGCATGGCTGTAGGCGCTGCAGGCATCGCAATGCTTGCCTACCAGGCCATGGCCCACCACGGCCATACGCACTCCGGCACCCAGGAGTACGTAAGGCACGATCACGCCGACATCATGCGGCATGAACATCACAATTACGACGGGGAGCAGGATGACTGACTTCGAGGACGTTGTCTGGGACCCAATCAAGAAGCGCTACAGGGCTTACTTGTACATGCACGGCGACCGCCAGCTTCTGGGCTACTTCCAGACTCCGGAGGACGCCTACAAGGGTCGCACCCAATCGGCATGGTTTTACGTAAACGACTTCCTGCACTACGCCAACGGCGCACCTTCAGCATCCGAACGCTATCCCCGCTGTGCTTGACGTAATCGAAACCTGCGAGACCTGCGTCTACTGGGCCGCAGACACGAATTACCGCAGCGCCGTTTGCCGCCGCCACGCTCCCAAGCCATCCACGGGCCGCGACGCTTTAGCCGTCTGGCCAACAACGATGAACACGGACTGGTGCGGCGACTTCACTAGGCGCGGCTGATCCCACGCACACTTAGGGGCATTGGGCACTGGTGAAGAAAGCAACCCGGCATCAACACCGCTGCCTGCGTAGGAGGTGCGCACTAATCGGGCCATTTGGTGCGGTCTGCACTCTCAAGCGCTGTCATCAAGGTTCCCGTCGTGGACATGGCCTGGTTCCAACCCCCGTCTTGGAGGCATGTGGGGCCATGCAAGCGGTGCCGCCCATGTAAGTCCCCTAAGTCGACCTGGTACGCCGCGCTTCTCACCTCTTCAGCTCACAACCCCTCTGCGCAACTCTTTTCAGCTCACTGCGTGTCGACTCACTTCACCGAGGGGGCTAAACGCCCCCGCCCAACTCACCCCTAAGCCTCTCGGCTTACTGGTGGGTTGATCCCACCACGCATCGCCTCCTTTCCGAGCACATCCACTCATCTCGGATCGGCCCGACTCAGGTCACTTCACCGAGGGGGCTCCTAGCCCCCGCCCTTTACTTACCCACGAGGACTTATGGCATTTCGCCGCTTTGCATTAACGCTTGAGGGCACCCGCCCTGTTGTTCTGGACAACTGCTGCACCGTGGACCCACTTGGTCCGCACGCCGCAGCAATTAAGCATTTCACCGACCAAAAGAAGAACCGAAACGAGCACGCCCTGCGTCGCTTGCATTGGTTGTTCTCCGGCTACTGGAAGCAGGAGGGCACCTTCACTTACGGCGCCGATCTTGACGGCGACTCCAGCTTCGAGGGTTACGCGGTCCCTGTGCTGCCTGCCCAAAACCTGCAGCGCTGCATCCGCGATGGCGCGACCGCCTGGAAGCTGGGCAAGGACACCAAGCGAGCCATTGTTGTCGAGAACGACGCCGAACTCGTCTACGACGGCCCTAAGGACGCCAGCGTCATGTATGACGAAAGCCGTTTCATGTCTGCGGGCAGAACATCTCGCGGCACCATGGCGATCCGGGTGCGCATCCCCAACTGGAGCGCCAGCTACAACATCCTGGTCAACGACGAGATCATCGACCCAGGGATGCTCGCCAAGATCCTTGATCGCTCTGGGATTGCGGAGGGCATTGGCACGTGGCGTCCAATGCACGGCCGTTTCTCGGTTACTCAGTTTGAGGAAGTGGAGCTTGTTGGATGATTGACCCCAACGCAGCTTCAATTGACCCCGCATCCCTTTACAAGGGGCAGTCAATTCCTGGGATCGTCGCTTGGAATCACTTTTCTTTGCGTCGTCCCGACACCTACGCCAACTGGCTCAGTGTTTACGGCGACGAGGAGACCGCTCGTGCGCATCGCCTACCCCAGGTGCTCGTGCAAGTCCGCGACTGGCTGGACCGCGAACGTCAAGCGGCAAACCTCCCGCCCCTGGTGATGAACACCACCGGCGGCTGCATCAACGTCCTCACCGACGAGCGTGCGAGCACTTACCTCAATGACCAAGCGTTCCAAGGCCTGCGCCGTCACACCCGCGCAACCAACCGCCTAATCAACGCTGTCGATGAGACGCAGTTAAGTGGTCCGTCTAAGAGGGAGCACCAGAACCGGATAAACACTCACTCGTTTATCGCGGCCGGGATCAACGGAGCCCAGAAGCAGCTACGCCTACTCAAAAAGGCTGGCAAGCAAGCCCCACGGCTTGAGGGCGACTAAGTGGCTGGGCATTCTTTGATGTAAGTCCCAGCCAGCCCCGCGTCTCGGCTCTCGCCGTTTCAGCTCAACTCTCCTCTCCTCCGAACTTGTCACCGAGGCCCCTCTTTAGCTGGGGGGCCGCTCACACAATTAGGCAGGTGGGGAGCTTGCCGGAGCAGTCCTGCCAACTAACGTCACCAGCTCATGTCTGAACTTTCACCCACTGCCCAAGCAGTGCTGGACGCCTTTCGTTCCAGTCACACCGGACAGGGATGCCTTGCTGCCGCCCTGCGTGCTGCTGTTGGTCAGGACGAGACACTGTTGGATGGAGAAGACGAGTGCTTGAGCCCTGTTCGCGCTGTTCGCACTGATCTGCTGCTGGCCATTGCCGACGAACTCGAAGCCCAGTGATCCGATCACCGTATGCCCGACCTACCGCACTTACACGGTGGACCGGCAGATGGCATGGTTTTACCCAGCCGCTATGCCGATGCACCAAAGATTCAGATCCCTATACAGAACAAGAAGTGGAACTTTGCAACGTACCTAAGGGATCCGGCGCACCCGCAACGGTTCTTCTTTGGCGGCTTCACTACGTAAGCCTGGCGGCTTACCAGCTGTAAAGGGGTGGCAGGTGGCCGGTCCTCACGCGGTGCCGGCCTCACCGTCGCCTGCCGTCGGCGGACGCTTCGAGATTCCTCAATAGAATTTCGAGCGCTAAGACTACCGTGTGGCACGAGGTCTGGCGATCTTATGGAGCGACCTGAAATGCGTGACCCACGTAATGAAGACGACTTCGATACGTGGGAATACGGCACAGAACCTCTACCCGAGGACCGCACCTGGACTAAGCAGGCGGCATTGGCCCGCTTACTGGAACGCAAGCACTGCCCCGCGAAAAAGTAGTCGAGGACTCGCGGGCATCCGGTTTATCGCGCACACAGGGGCGCGGGACTCGCAAGGGTCCGGTTTTAGGGCCTCACACACACGCATATGAAAAATGCCGGGGGACTCGCAAGGGTCCGGTTTTAGGCCCTTTTTCACACACACCCACACATACATAC